GTACCCCCCCCCTCGACTGGTTCAAGGGATTATTGCAGCGCATCCCGGAGCAGGTTTCGTTCTCTGAAGTGGCTGCTGGCGTTGCGGTGCCTCCCTCCAACTCCCCTGCCGCGAAGACGGGTACCTTCGATGCCTCCGAGGTCGAACTCGATCGCAATATTCGATCGCTTATGGCCCAGGATGGCCTGAGCTACGCCGACGCCTACAAGGCTCTTCGGGCGCAGCAGTCGATCACCATCTAATAAACCCCTCAGCCCAATTACTCCCCAATCCTAGAATGACTCAACAAGGAACCGATAACTTCACACTGGTCGCCAGTGTGAATATCCCCCAGAAACGTGCAGTTTCCTGGACGGGTGCGATCGCAGGCGCTGGCGCATCCGTTGCAGGCGTTTCCGATCACTCTGCCACCATTGGCGAGCCAGTCCGAACCCGTGCCTGCACTGCCGATATAGAGGCTGGGGCTGCGATCGACCCCGCTGCTCTAACGGACATGAAATTAACCACTGACGCGAATGGCCGCGCGATTCCCTGGACCACGGGCGCATCTACTCTCCGCCTGATTAACAAGCCTGGGAACCGGGCTACTGCCCTAGGTGATCTCGTGGAAGTAGTGGTGGTCTGGACTACGACCTAAATCCATCTTGGCATTGAATATGCTAAAGGCTCTGCGATCGGCATATTACGATCGCAGAGCCTTTTTGTTGGTGGGAATCCTCAGGCACCTACACTAAGAGCATAACTAGATGCCAGCAGATATTTCGGTTAATGCCGCGCGGGCAGGTACGTCCCTCCCTCTAACGAACTTGGTCCAAGGGGTTGTACAGCCCGAGTTCGTTTTGAAAATTTTGTACCCCCTCGCCAATGTTGCCACCTATGGTGGGTCTACGATCGCATTTGATGATTCCGTTTTTGAGGATTCCGACGACACTCGCGCAGACGGTACCGCCTACGGGGAAGTCCAGAGCGGCTATACGGGCGGCACATTCAAGCTCGGCTTTAAAGGCCTGCGTTACCTTGTCCCCGACAAGCGACGCAAGGAAATGGAGAATTTGAATGTTGATTGGGCTACTCTGGCAACCCAGGCCCTCGCGAATAAATTGGGTCTCCGGCACGAGATCGAGTGTGCTGCCCGTTGCACCAATTTTGCGAGCTACGCCAGCACCAATCGGATTGCCCTATCTGCTGGCAGCCGATTTGGAGATGCAGGCGTTGACCCTGATCCGATTATCCGGGCAGGTAAAACGGCTGTTGCTAACCAAATTGGCCTAGAACCCAATGTTGCCGTTATCAGCCGCGCTGTTTTGGATGCTCTGAGCACAAAATATGCCAAGAATTTCACCAGTTCTAGTGCGATCGCTGGCCCTGGCCTCCGACAGCAGCTAAATACAGAGGATCTCGCCGCGATCTTTGGTTTCCGCAAAATCAAGGTCTGCGATGCGATCGTCAAGTCCGGCCAGAATCGTACGAAGGTCTTCGGGTCTCACATGGTAATGGCGCGGGTGCCCGAGGCGGCAATTACTGGTTCGGATCTCCCGTACGTTGTGAATTCTGAAATCAGCATTGTAGTCCCAGCCCTGGGCTATACCTATGTGATGGATGGGCATCCCATGGCGTACAACCCCTGGTACGACCAGAATAAGAAGACCACTGTCTACGACATGGACTTCGATCGCTCCGTCGTAAACGTTGGTGTCAACCCCTCTGGCGAGATCACCTACGGCTATTTTATTTCGAACGCTGCCTAGCGATATGGGGGGGTGTTACCACCCCCTTCTCGAATCATTTTACCCCAAGAATAAAGATGACAGTTGAAGTTGAACTATTGCTCGGCCCCATGCGCGTGGGCGAAGTTGAGAAGGTTAAAGGCGATTGCTTCAAATTGTCTGAAGCCGATTTTAATTTCTTCTCTAGCGTTGGTGTTGTCAAAAAAACCAATGGCGCGCGCGGCGAGAAAGCCTCCGCCGAGCCTGCTGGTGACGCCGACACGGGTTCTGAAGAGGGTCTTAAGGGGCAGAAGCGGAAGTAATTCATGGTCTACGCCACCCTCGAAGATTTTGAATTATCGTTCGGAGCCCGAGAGACGGCGGAATTGTCTGACCTAGAAGATCCGACCGCCGAAGTTACCTATAGCCCCGCGATCGACAATGCGCTCGAACTGGCCACGGCTGAGATCAATGGCTACATGCGGGCGGCAGGCTATAATCTGCCCCTTCAGTCAGTTCCCTCGATCCTCAGAGGCCTCTGCCTTGATATCGCCCGCTACAAGCTCGATATCAATCTTGGCCGCGAGGAGGTTCGACTCCGCTACAAGGCTGCGATCGACTTCCTCAAAGGCCTTGTAGAAGGCAAAACCAAGCTTGATATTGTGCCGAGTGGCGGGGATGGCGGGGAGAATTATCCCTTGCCTCGGTTTGGAGAAGGGCGATCGACTGTTTTTTCGTTTGAGACGCTGGGAGATTATTGATGGGATTTCTGAGTGTTGATCAAAAACTGGCTGACAAGGCCTATGAAGAGCTAAAGCGCAGGCACTCCGCTCTGTATGGCGGTTCGTTCTCGATTGTCTGGATCGAGGCCTACGAAAGGATGGCATCTGATCTTAGACACCAACAAGAGGCTGCCCAGGCCCGTACTTCGGGGCTTGAGATTGATGCTGAAGCAAGTTGAAGAGGCTCTCGAATCGCATGTCCGGGCAATCCTCGGGCGAGCTGATCTGAAGTCCGCCGTCCGCCCTTTTCCGGAGAACATCCGAGAGCTGAAGACTCCGACTCCATCGGGGCAAGTGTTGATTTCCTACAAGCGATCGTCGTTCAATCTCATTGAGAAAGACGTCCCGATTCGCCAGGAGCAGACGCTATTTTTTGATCTGGTGATCCAGATTAAGGGCCTCCGGACTCACACAGGAGCCTACGCTCTCCTCGACGAACTGCGTTTTGGATTGATGGGCTGGATGTCTGGGCTGAGTGCCCAGAACCTCCCTGCCTACACCTCAGACGAGAGGTTTTTGGATTTAGATGAAAATCTATGGGCTTGGAGCCAGACGATCGCCATCCCTCTAATTATTGAGCAGGGGGTGCGCCCAGAGTTTGTGGGAATGACGGACCAGACCGATTGGGAAAGCTTAGACGAAATCCGCGTCGCAGTGGGACTGTGGCGCAGTAGGGCCGGAGCCCTCGGGGATAAGCCGACCAGCACAAAAGACGCTGTAGTTAAAACCATTGTAGAGGAAGCCTAATGCCCGCTATTGTTGCCCTTCCGGCATCCCCAGGCGTATATATTCAGGAATCGGTCGCCGGGCCTACGCCTCCAGTAATTGCGACCCTTAATCGCTGCTATTTCCTAGGGTCTTCAACTCTGGGGGGCGATCGCACCAATCTCCCCACAAGTGTGGGGTCGATGGATGAATTTACTTCTCTATTCGGCTCCAGCAGTGCGATCACGCTGGCCACGTTAACGGCTTACTTCCAGAATTTGAAGCGCGCGCTCTATTTTGTCAAGGTCGCCCCGAACCCGATCGGCATCGTAACCCTTGGGATTACTGCGCCAGGGACCTACGGCCTGACGATTGGCGGGGTCGCGATCAGCGTTTCTATTCCTGCATCTCCTCCCCCCACTGCCCAGAGCGTGATCGAGACGCTGATCGCTGAGATCAATAACAACACCACGATTAATCAACTGGTCCAGGCCGAGTATCGATTGAATGGAGCGGGCCTGCCAGTCTATGCGGACTTCTTCCTGCGATCGAAGGATGGAAATATCTTCTCCCTAACATCGGCTGGGCCAAACTTGGTCGCCGGGGCCGTCGCCGCTCCCGCCACCCTCGGATATCTGGACTGGGTCGCTGCGATCGATCGCCTCCGGGCGACCGAAGAGGAATCCGACCTGGGATTCCTGGTTTGCCCCCAGGCCTTCTACAGTTTGACCAATCAATTCGAACGGACGGTGGTCGGGAATGCCATGGAGCAATCCTGCCGATCGCTGGGGTGGATGGCATTGATAGATCCGGGGGCTCCCTCGGTCGTCGATCACCCAATTCGAGCCAAGCTCGATGCGGCGGGATATACCGCCATCCGAGGCCATTCCGCCTACTACTACCCCTATCTCAAAAACGCCAGCGTGGCTGATGTCGCCCCGTCTGCGATGGTCGCAGCTTTTGCCCTCCAGTGCTACGAGAATCTGGGCATCCAGAAGCCTCCAGCAGGCAGCAACTATCCATTCAGAGGGATAGCCAAAGTCGCCTTCCAGTTGACTCAATCCCAGCGAGACGACCTCGCGACGGCTCGGATTAACACAATCCTATTTAAAGCTGGGGTCGGTTTTGTCCCAGGGGACACACTGACGCGATCGATCGACCCCAACTTCAAAATGATCAGCACTCGCGTGATCATGAGTTGCATCGAACGAACTATCCAGCAAACGCTCGACGTAAGCGGTCTCCTATTTGAATCGGTCGGCGGTAGCGGACTGTTTTTCATCCGACTAAAGCAACTCCTTGAGGGTGTGCTGGCTCGGTTTTACGAGGGCGAGGCTCTGTATGGCGATCGCCCCGAAGATGCCTACAGCGTGAAGTGTGATGCTTCGATCCAGCAGTCCGCCGACCTGGAGGCCGGGATCGTAAACTCTGAAATCTTTGTGGTTCCTGCCGCTACTGCCCGCCAGATTCGGGGAGTGGTGTTCCGGGTACCGATCGGTAATATTCCCCAAGCCCTACTTGGTCGAGGTCTCTAATGTCCGTAAAGTCAGAAGCCGAATTCATCGCATTAATTGGGGGGCCGTACAATCAGCTCCCCGTAACCGAGGTAACAGGCGGGGGCCTGAAACGATCGATCGATCGATACCCCGATGGAACCAAAAACGAAATGAGGGCGGTGACTGGGATCACCGAATACGATTCCTTGACCCTTAAAGTCCCGTATGACCCTGCTGTTCATGACAAAATCATGGAGAGCTGGTCAAAGTGGTGCGGGGAAGCAATTGATATATCAGTCCAACCGATCAAGGTCTGCCCCGAGAAAAAGGCCGATGGGAAGATGCGGATCTATCTGGGCTGCATCCCATCCGAGATGAAGCCCCCAGAAGTTAAGCGGGGTGGGAACAATACGGCATATTTGGAGCTCAAGTTTGAGCCTTCCGGATTTAAAATTGCCTAAGGAGTAGCCCATGCCCTCAAGAATCCAGCCGATCGAAACTGAAGCCATGGGGGACAGCCCCTACTCCGAAGCTCCCACAGCACCTTCGGTCTCGGAGATCTCGTTTTGGCTGGCTAAAGGCCGAGGACAAGCCCGTTTCGCTGCCCCCACTGCCGCCACATTGGCCGAGGTGGAGCGGCGGACAGGGCGTCTGGATGCGATCGCCTCCCCGGCTGAAAAGGCTGATTTTTTTCGCGAATTGGCACGGGCCTGTTGCCTTAGCTGGGCTGACGCCCCCAAGATGCCCGATCCTGAAAATATTCGGGTTCAGGATGACGAGTCGTTATTGATCCTGTTCGCCACAGAACTGAATCCCCCTATCCCCGAGCCTTCGGCCTACTGCGAGCTTTTGGAAGGCGGGAGTTCTAGATCCCCGGAATTCGATGCCTTTGAGATCACTCTGGAGTTGGGCGCAGTGGCTCGATTCGATGAGCCGACGCAGAAGGATTCAAAGCAGCGGCAAAAGGCACAGACCTCCACTGACGGAACTCTCCAATTCGCAGCGGCGCTTTGTACCCACTGGAACGGCCAGCCAGTTACCTGGTCTGAAGTTCTCACAAAACTGCGATCGATTTCCCTGGCGGACCTCTACCGCATTTCGGTGGGTCTAGGCTCCTTTCGTGGTTGATTTAGTCCCCGAAGAGCATTTTTTATTAGCGACCTATCGAATGAACGGCTGCAGCTTCGCGGGGTTGGAACAATACGAGAATATGCCAACTTCAAAATGGCGAAAACTCCTAGAAGCCCACAATCAACACGTTCTGGAGCATAACGCTCTAGTCGAATCCGCTGGTAAATAAATGGCCTCTTCCCAAACCCTATCCCTAGTAGTCCAGGCGATCGATCGGGCCTCCGGCGTCCTTGGAAAGATCGGTGGATCAATTCGAGGTTTGGGAAAAGAGGCCAATGATGCGATCGCAAAAACTGAGAATCTCAGCAATGCGATCGCCTGGGGCATGGCTAAGTCCCAGCTCGCGATTAGCGGGGTCACTCAGGCTTACAACAAAATGACCTCGGCGTTTCAGGAGGCCTCAGCGATTGAGCTGGAGAACCTGAGCACAGCCGGAGGCCTTGAAGAAATGCTGGGCGGCTTTGATAAAGCCGCCCAATTTGTTGATTCGATCAATGGCAGCCTTGCGAAGTCTGCGGCAGCATTGCCGGGGGCCACTAAGGATTACACTGCGATCGCCCGCACCATCAGCGACGACGTGGCTGCGGCTTTTAAGGGCGCGGACGGCAAGATCGCGGACAAGGACAAGTTTCAGAAAACCCTGGAGTCGATCAGCACCTCATATGCTGCGATGGCTGCGACGAACAATATCTCAGCGGGGAACATGCAGCTCTTCATGATGAAGGCGCTGGGAGGGACTGCGTCCCAGGCCGAGCTGATGCAAATTGATGCGCTCCAGAAAAATCCCCAGCTCCGCACAAAACTTGAAGAGGCCATGAAGGCCGAGGGAGTCAAGGCCCTGAAGGATCTCAGCACCGAGAAGCGGATTAAATTGATCGAGGAAGTTGGCCGCAAAGTAATCACCCCGGAATTCTTGAAGCGATCGCAGGATACCGTCGAGGGAATGTGGCAATCGTTCGTCTCCGGGCTATTCGATCCAATGGGCGGTGTCTTCGGGATTATGCGCGATCTCGATCCCAACGTAGACGGCCAGCAAACCGCCTTCAACGAGATCAAGAAGACAATGGCCTTATTGATTGGCTCAGACGGCATGCTGGCCCAGGTGGGCGGGATCATGGAGGCATTGGGTTTGTCCGTGGACCCCATGCGTGTTCTTCAGCAGGCGACCCAACGACTCAACCAATTCTTGACCCGAGTTAGCCAAATCCTAGGAGCTTTCAAGGGCGATATTTCAGCCGGGGCTATCCCAATCAACCCCCAGTCGATCGCCAGGGAGATCGGCTACAGACTCGGCGGTTTATTTAATCAGGGGATGAAGGTCCTCGCGGGGATTGATATTAATTCTGCGCTCGGGGCGGCGGGTGCTGCGATTGCTGGAGGCTTAAACTTCTTGTCCACAGCGATCATTTCCCTCCTCAGCTCAGTCGATTATGGCCAGGTCGCCGGGTTTGTTGGCAGCCTGGTTACTGGAATATTTAAAGGGCTTTTATTGCTTTTGGGCGGCCTGAACTGGCAATCCTATGCATTGATTGGCGGGGGGCTGTTAGTCGCGGCGATCGTTCCCGGAATTGTGACGTTCGCTGGGGGGCTGGTCGCCACCTTCCTGGCGGGGACGGTCGGGCTCCCGGTTCTGTTGGTAGCAGCGGCGGCGTTTGCGATCGCGGCTCTGGTCAAATCGATCATAGATAATTGGACCTCTATTTCGGCAATGATTCAGGAGGCCTTCACGGGCATAGGGCAAGCATTTGGAGCCGTTATGCAAGTCGTGATCGGGGTTGTCACCCTCAATGGAGGGATGATCAGAGACGGCTTGACATCTCTATTTGAGGCTGTCTCCGGCTGGATTCAATCGGCCAAGGATACCTGGGCCACGCTCACTGGTGGGCAGACCTCTGGTGAGCAAAAAGCAGATGCGGCCTACGACGCTGCAAATGCAAGATTTGAGGCAGCCAAAGCAGCGAAGGCGACAAAGACCGCCCCGATCGCCGCCCCTGGCGCTGCACCTGCTGGCCCGACAGTCCCAGCTGCATTTAATGGGCACATCCCAAATGCGGCGATGGGTTTAATTCCCTCGGCCTTCTCCGGCAAGGTTGGCAATTATGCTGGTGGGCTCGTTGGAGCAGCGACGGCAGAGGCGAAGGCCATGCCTACCGGAGCGCAGGTTGTCGTTGCCAACAGCAAGGAATTTATCCTGAAGCCCACGGGCAAAACAAGCGGCGGCGGGGCTTCTATCACAAATTATTTCACGATCGTCACCAGCGATGCGCGCGCGGCGGCGCAAGAAGTGATGGCAATTTTGCAGCAACAATTCGAAGCGGAGCTGGCCACCCAGCTATAATTGCCAGCCCCAAGAAAAAGCCGCCCCGATATCACAAGGGGCGGCTTTTTCATCCATTCACACGATCGCAAAATCAACACAAGGTTCCGGACAGATGCCTCATTCTAGCAGCAGTGGGAATAAATAAAACACAACTCCCAGGCAATTCCCTGATAGGGGCTGCTCGATCGGCCCCCTCCCCATGGCTTCACATCCTCTTTATAACTCCACAGCTTTAAATTCTCTGCCGTCTGCCAAAACGTCGGGTCGGGTGGAGGCGGCATTAGTTGAGTTCGATATTAATGGGAAACAGGAAAAACCAATCTGGCTGTTTTTGGCCAATCCGGCCTCCCTAAAATTCTCGGAGTCGGCAGACTACGGGAAGGTGGCCCCTTTAGCCTCTCTCGCACCGACTCGTCATTACAACGGGGCTAGTGGTGCAAAGCTCGTGATAGGCGATATCCTCATGTCCACACATTGTATGGGCAAGACGGTTCTCCCTTTGATCGAGGGAGCGCGATCGCTATTACGAGCCAAACCTGAGGAGAATAAATTCGCCCCGCCAGTGCTCATGTTTCGCTGGGGGAAGCGACGATTTGGGCCGTGCATTTTAACCGACCTCTCCTGGGATGAATCGGCCTGGTTGGATGGCGATCCGGCTAAGGCCGTAATGACCATGACATTGGAAGAAATTCCCCGCCCGAAGACCAAGGCGGAGTTAGAGGCCAAGGCGCGATCGCGAGCCGAAGACTCGGAAAAGAAACGCAAGGCTCAGGGGAAGCCGCCGATTAAGTTGACCGATCGCCAGCGCCAGGAGGCAAGCGATCGGGCGAAGGAATATTTAAAGACCAATCGAAAAAGCTGGGCTCCAGATGTGCAGTCCGAGATTGACAAAGGGGCCTACAAGCTGCTGACCGATGCCGAGACTGGCGACGTAACTTTGATCTCCAAAAAAGGCGAAAAGGTCGGAGTTGTCCTCCGCAGCCTTGGGGACAAGGAGCAGTCGGCGGGCGAAAAAATCACCACAATCCCCCTAGCGAAAGATGCAAAATACCCCAGCCTCGACATTGCCCGCTAAAGTCCGCCTCGAAGTTACCTATCGATCGCAGAGAAACAATGAACTCAACCCAGACGGGGCCTGCAATGTGACCAGCCTGGCAATGTGTCTTGATTTCTTGGGAGCCGATCGCAAGCGACCAGACTTGTTCCGCCAATTTGAAGACGAGCTGTATGACTATGCAGAGAGCGTGGGCTATTCGAGGCATCATGGGGAGGATTTGGCTCTAATCTCCCAGGACTATGGAGTGCCCGATCGCTTCACCAAAACCGCCTCGGGTATTGAGGAGGTGCAGCGACATTTGGCCGCTGGCCGCCCCGCGATCGTCCACGGTTACTTTACGGACTTCGGGCACATCATTGTCTTGGTAGGCTACGACGAGGACGGATTTATCGTCCACGACCCCTATGGCGAGTGGTTCTCCTGGGGGTACGACCGGAATGGGCCAGAAAACCAGGCAAAGGGCGCTTTCAAGCATTACTCCTACGAATTAATCCAGCGGACCTGCATTGATTCTGAGGGTTTTTGGGTGCATTTCATGGGGGAGGAGTAATGTCCACGACGTTTGTCGAGCCGGGTGAAACCATCTCATCCCTGGCCGATCGCATTTTTGATGATCCACTCCGGTTCCCCGAAATATTTGATAAAAATCCTGGCCTAGATATTTTCGGGGATTTGGTGCAGGGGCAATCGATCAATATCCCAGAGCCTTCGCAGATCCTCAGATACGCAGAACCCGTCTTTGGGTCGGTGTCGCAGGCTCTGGGGCAGGGTGAACAATTAGTAGAAAAGGCCTCCGCCCTGATCACTGAATACGGCGGCAAGCTCCCCCCTGAATTGCAGGGCTATGCGAAGGAGGCGATCGAGGCGGTTGGGCAGGTTAACGGGGCGATCGGCAAAGCACAGTCGATCCTGAAGGAGGGGCAATCAAGCCTTCGCAAATACGATGGGCAGGCCGTTCGACTTGTCCCCTGGCTGCTGGGAGGGAAGCGATAGTGCAACTCACAGCGAAGATCGCGCGGGTACGAATTGGCGGCTATGAATTCGGCACAGGGGAGGGCTATTTACTCCCCGATATCAAAATTAAGATCGGCGAGAACGATCGTTCCAGCTCTTGTGAATTCTCGATTAATGATCCGGGACTCTTAGTAGGTGCCGAGTTCATGAAGATGTCGATCGCGGCGGGAGGGATTATTGTCCCTCCGGATCTGCTCAAAGATCCAAGCAAGGAGAATGCTTCAGGGAGTAGCGCAGCCGCAGCCGGTGTTGGGAATTTTTCTGGCGGCAACGCGGCGGCGACTGAAGCTGCGATCGTTGCAGAATGTTTGCGGCAGGGAGTGACTGACGATGGGCAGATCGCCTATATCCTCGCCACCGCGAAGCACGAATCGGGCGATTTTATTTATTACGAGGAGATCGCCAGCGGCTCGGCCTACGAGGGCCGAGGAGACCTTGGCAACACCCAGCCGGGCGACGGAGTTAGATTCAAGGGCAGAGGTCTCGTACAGATTACTGGGCGCACAAATTATAAGAAATATAGCGATCTCCTGGGGCGTGATTTCGTCGCCGATCCCAAGGGTATGGCTGAGCCTGCTACTGCCCTATATACGCTGGTCCACGGCAGTAAGACCGGGATTTTTACAGGTCTCAAGGTTGGAGATTTTATTGGCGGGGGGAAACAGGATTTTGAAGGGGCACGTAAGGTAATTAATGGGATGGATCGATCGGGTTTGATTGCCAGTTATGCCCGTGCCT